TCGAATGTGGCGGGCGCGGCGGGTGTAGGAGAGTTCGTTCCCCCGAATGTGCTCCAGGAGATTGTCAAGGAGATCACTTCTGTGCGCAGCCTGCACCCAGCGGTGGTCGCGCAGATTGTCGCCGCGATACGCCAGGCGGAACGCGACGACGAGACAGGACCCGATTTCATCGGGCCGTGGATTCCGCCAAAGGCTCACTCGAACGGGTACAACGGGCGGCGCTTATGAACGGTCTTGAATATCACAGCGAATGTTACTGCGCGGGCACCGGATGCGGCGGCCACCTCGTTATCCGCGATCTGCACATCGAGTGGACGCCCATCGGCTACCAGGGCGCGGCGCAGCATACGTACACCATGGCCTGTGACGGGTTCCATGAGTCCGGGCCGTGCCCGCCGTCGCAGCCGCCGGTGCGGGTGGAGTTCGCGCTGCCTACTGAACAGGGAGAATAGATGCCTCCTCGCAGGATGTCTCACCCGTCGCGGACTGGTAAGCCCGCACCGAACACTGAAGCACCGGCTGGTTCGTACGCGCTGCCTGGTGGTGGCCCCGGTGGTGCGGACGCGTACCCGATCAACACCAGGGCTCGGGGTGCTAACGCACTAGCCCGGGTAGAGCAGAACGGGACGCCCGCGGAGCAGTCGAAAGTCCGCGCGGCGGTGAAACGTAAATACCCGGATCTGCCTTCTAGTCAGGGTAAGGGTGATTCCGCGGCGGCTTCTGCGGCTAAGCCTACGTCAACTAAGAAAGCCCGGCCCGCCAGGAAATCCTGACCGGCAACACAGTAAGAGAAGGACAGGAGATATGGCTGAGCTGGACACCCACAATCTGCTTGACAGTCAGTTCGCATGGATTGAGCCGGGCGGTATGCGTGACACGGGCGGGAGGACCACGCCGCGGGACAAGCGTCACTTCCCGCTTCATGACGCGAACTCGGTGCGGCTGTCGCTGTCGCAGGCGCAGAACTCGCCGTTTGGCAGGCAGGCCATGCCTGCGCTCATCACCGCCGCCCGTAGGTTCGGTGTGAATATCACGGCGGTGCAGCGTGCGTTCGGGGGGATGGAACCGGACCAGGGTAGTTTCCCGGAGCGGCGTTTCGTTCGGTTCCCGCCGGAGCTGCGCACTGAAGACAAGGGTGGCGCGCAGCATATCTGGGGGTACGCGGCGTGTTTCGACAAGTTGTCCCGGAAACTGGGCGGTTTCGTGGAGCAGGTGAACCGGAACGCGTTCGATGAGTCGAAGCAGTCCGGTTGGCCGGACGTAGTGTGCCGGTATAACCACAAAGACGATGCGCTTTTGGGTACCACATATGCGCGGACGCTGACGCTCGGCATCGACGAAACCGGCCTGGCGTACGACGTGCTGCCACCCGATTCGCGGAGAGATGTCCTGGAGTACGTACAGCGCGGCGATATCCGGCACAGCTCGTTCGCTTTCAGGGTATTCCCCGGCGGGGACGAGTGGGGTGTTTCTGACCAGTTCGGGTACCCGATGCGGACGCTGCACGCGGTTCAGCTGGTCGACGTGGCCCCAGTACTGGACCCGGCGTATCCGGATGCGACAGCCGCGGCGCGGGCAATCGACGGTGCGGTAAAGTCGCTGGCGTCATGGGCGCAAGCCGAGCCAGACGAGGTACGGGAACGGCTGGTCGAGAACCGGGCAATGGAATTCTTCAAGCGGACCGACAACGTGGGCCCGCGGCAGGAGAAGAAGGCCAAGGAGCGGAAGAAGACCCTCACCGGGGCGCTGGCCATGCTGGATCTGCTGGACAACCAGCAGGACCCGTACGCCGAAACCGAGTAATCGCGCAGGACCACACGTCGTGGTTCCTGCGGGCCGGGCGCAGATAATAAGCCGACAGGCCTAGAACGACGCATAACTGAATATGGTCACCGCGGCCGTAGCCACCCTTTCCGGGTGCGGACGGAGCCGGTTCTGTCACAGATCCGTCCGTAGAGAAAGGGCCAGGGAAAATGGCCAGTGAGACCGCTAAGAAGCTTCGTGACCGGCGCCTCGGCGTCTGGAACGAGGCGAAGAAAATCGCCGAGGACGCCGCCGCTGAGAACCGCTCGTTTACCCCGGAGGAGCAGGGTAAGTGGGACGCGATGCAGGAAGAGATGCGCACGCTGGACCAGCGCATCGGCGCCGTTCTCGATACGGAGAAGCGCGCTAAGCAGGCCGACGACGCGTTCAACGACCTGGAGGGTCGGCCCCGCGAGGGTGCCGAAACCCCTGCGCAGCGGAACATGGATGCTGAGGTCCGTAAGTGGGCCAGGGGTGAGGATGGCGCCGGGCGGGCGCTGGAGATCCGGCGTCAGGCTCAGGGTCCGATCAACTACCGTGTCCTGACCACGGGTGGTACCGCGTCGACCGTCGTGCCGACGGACTTCTACGACCAGTTGATCGCCCACCTGATCGAGGTCAGCGGCCTGATGCAATGTGGGCCTACGGTCCTGAACACCGGCGGCGGCGAGACGCTCCAGGTCCCGAAGACGACCGCGCACTCCACCGCGGCGACCGCGGCGCAGTCCGGTGTGATCTCGGCGTCCGACCCGCTGTTCGGTCTCCAGACCCTGGCGGCCGTCAAGTTCGGTGTGCTGATCCAGGTAGCGCGGGAACTAATCGACGACACAGCCGTGGACCTGCTGGGCTACCTTGCCATGCAGGCCGGGCGGGCGCTGGGGAACGCGTTTGGTTCTTCGCTGATCAACGGCACGAACGGTATTTCCGGTGGTCTCATCGCCGGTGCTACCACGGGCGTTACGGGCGCTACGACCGGTGTTTCCGGTGCACCGTCGTATGCGAACCTGGTCGACCTGGAATACTCGGTCATCGCGCCGTACCGGCAGTCCCGCTCCTGCTACTGGTTGGCGGCGGACAAGACAATCGGCGGGTTCCGGAAGATCACCGACACGGTCGGCAGGCCGATCTGGGAGCCGTCCGCGGTTCTCGGTTCCCCGGATCTGCTGCTGGGTAAGCCGCTCGTCGCGGACCCGTTCATGCCCGCGCAGGCGCTATCCGCGAAATGTATCGCGTTCGGTGACTTCTCGCAGTACTTCGTCAGGCTAGTTGGCGGGGTCCGGTTCGAGCGGTCCGACGACTTCGCGTTCGGTACCGACCTGGTGACCTTCAGGGCCATCCTCCGGGGTGACGGCACATTGGTTGACCGCACCGGGGCGATTTCACTTTACGTGGGCGCCGCAAGTTGATGGGTAATGCACCGGTCACGTAAGATTGGTGCATGGCCAAACGAGGAAGGCAACCACAGTCGGGGCTGGAACCGCGTAACTGCGCGAATGAATCGTGTGGCGAACGGTTCCAGCCCTACCGTGAAAGTCAGTACACCTGCTCGCGTAGGTGTTACAAGCAGCTACCCGAGGTGCGAGAACGCCAAAGTCTCGCACGGAAGACACCAGAGTATCGGGACCGTAAGAATGAGTGGCGCAGAACCGATCCGGTGCAGCGGGCTCGGATGTACAAGTACAACAGGGTGCGGAACCTCGCACGCTTCGGGCTGACGATCGAGGATTACGATCGGATGCTGGCCGAGCAGAACGGTGTCTGCATGCTGTGCGGTCGCCCGCCAAAGCCTGAAGGTATCAAAGCGGAGAGTAAGTTGCACGCCGATCATGACCACGCGACCGGGCAGCATCGGGACCTGCTGTGCTCCAACTGCAACAAGGGGCTGGGCTGTTTCGGCGAAAATCCCGCGCTGCTGCGGGCGGCGGCGGATTACATCGAGAGGCACAGGATGGTGGCGGTGTGATTGTCAGGATGTTGTTTTCCATGTCTAGCGGTCGTCATGACGGTCGTGTGTGGCCGCTTCCGGGCGTGAATTTTGAGGTGCCTGACTGGGAGGGTGAGGATCTGGTTAAGGGTGGGAACGCGGTTATGGTCGTGGGTGCTGACACTGAGCCAGTATCTGTACTTGAGCCCGAGCCCGTGCCCGTGCCCGAACCTGAGCCGGTAGAAGCGGAAACGGAAGTGGAACCGGAACCGGTGTCAGCTGGTGGCCCGCCTCGTCCGGCAGCACCGAAGGCCGAGTGGATAGAATGGGCGATCCAGCAGGGTGCTGATCAGATCGCCGCGGAGAACGCGACGAAACAGCAGCTGATGGAGATCTACGGTCAGCGTCCGTGAGTAATAAGCGGACGCTGAGGAATACTAGTGCGGGGCCTATGGAACGGTGTACGTCCTGCGGGCGCCGCATCGGTAAGAACGCTGACGCGCTGCGGCTGCGTACCGGGCAGGTAATCTGTCCGCGTTGCCGACAGTACGGGGAGCTGCCCCGGTTGCCGTGCGGGCATTATGCGTTGCCCGGTACGCTGGTTTCCTCTGACAGTGATGATCACAGCACGATGCAGTGTCCGCGGTGTTCCCCGGTCGCGGGCCGGTTCGGTGGGGCGAAGTTCGGCCTGACTCCACGTGAGTAGACCCTGGCGGCGCCGA